ATAGAAGACATTTAACAATATCTAAATAACCATTATCAGATGCCATGCATAGTGCTTCGTCATCATCATTATTTACATTGGCACCATGTGATATGAGATATCTAACAACATCTAATTTATTATCCCTAGATGCACTTATAAGTGCACGTTTACAGTCAGAAATATTCGCACCATTCTCAATAAGATATGCTACAATATTTAAATGACCATTCTCAGATGCATTTAGTAATGAATGCTCATTATCTGCATGAATATCAGCTCCATGAGATACAAGATATTTAACGACTTCAAAATGACCATTGCGAGATGACCATCTAAGTGCCACACCGTTTTGAGCATTGACATTTGCTCCATATTTAATGAGACATTCGACTACATCTAAATTACCACTGCTAGATGCAGTCCAAATTGCATGGTCGGTACGAGCATGAACATCGGCTCCATATTTAATAAGACACTCCACGACACCTACATGACAATGTTCACATGCCAACCGAAGTGCATAGTCTCTATCAGCATGTATATCAAAGTCATTTTTGATTATAATATTAATTAAGTTATTTGTTGTTGTACTCGGTATTGATATAACGATTTTATGATTTAATATTGTATTTTTTCTTTTTATTATATAGGAAATTGGAATATCATTATCATTTATAAATTGGTTAAAATTATTGATATGGCTAATATCTACATAAATGGTATCTATTATATCTTCTATTTGTTTTATAATATCAGATTCTGTAATCATCTCACTAATACAGCTTAATCCTTTAATTTTACTATTTAATTTATCTTCAAAATTTTTCATTTGTATTAATGCATGTTTTTTCCAATCATCTATACTACATGCTTGTGAATTGCATATATGTTCGCATTTATCACAATAAACAGTATCACAACATATGCGTGTATATGGATAATCATTATGAATATCACATACTACTACTCACATTAATAGTTGTATCATTGTATTCAGGATACATAATATTATTATCCATCATTAATAATTTATTAGTATTAATAAATTATAATTAATATTTCAATTTTCAAAATTGAATTTTTAATTAAATTCATGCTAATTATTTATATTAAGTTAATTAATCAATTAATCATGTCATCATCAGTTGAAGATTTGCTATTCGATAATTTGGGAAGACTATTGCGATACAAAAACAATGGGATTTCTGAAGAGAATTTCGAAAATTTAAGTAATGTAGTGACTACTCTTACAGAAGATAGTCCTAAAATTATTGAGCTTCCTCAAACAACAGTTACATTATATGAACATCAGAAAACACTGATATATAAATGCTTAGATTCTGAGAAATCTGTTACTGAAGGCGTTAAAACTAAACAATTAATGTATACAACCGATCAAGTATCGAAAAAAGTTAGAATCATCGAAGTACCTAATGATACAGGTAGTCTGTTCTACAATTTCTCAGTTATCTGTGATGGTGTAGGATCGGGAAAAAGTTTCGTTGTATTAGCACTAATCGCATTGAAGCCTGTTATTGCACCTTACAATTATTTTATGGGTTCTCAGATTGAAAATTTATACTACAATCGAGAATATTATTTCAAGAATAAATATGTTCATTTAAAATCGAATTTATTAGTTGTAACACATGGAACAATCGGACAATGGAAAGGATATCTCAAACAATTCCCAACTATTCGAGCTGTTATTATCGAGAATCATAAATCTATCGACAAAACAGTTGGTAATAACGAACTTCGTAAAAAGTTCTGGAATGATTTAATTAGAGGAAATATCGATTGTATTCTGATTTCAGATACATTTTATATGAAGTTTTTCTTACGATTCTTAGTTTATCGATATAAAAAAACTATTAAATTTTATTGTGATAATAACTGGGCTAATGAAAAATATGCAGTAGCTCCTGAATTATTGAGCGAATATAAAAAAAATAATAATACATTACCTGATGATCCAGTAACATTCGAACCTCATTTACTTAAAAAATATAACGAAGAAGATTTCACATCTGGTGATGATGATAATTATATCGTCGAGTATATTTCACAAAAATTAAATAAACCAACTATTAAAGATGAATTTGATAGTATGTATAAATCATATAGAGTTGACCAGCGTAGCGCAGTTCTTCTTATCAAAAAATATCTCTGTTTCTCACGTATAATCATCGATGAAGTCGATTCTATTAAAATAAATAGAGATACTCCAACATTTGGAGGACTATTCACTTGGTTTATCAGTTCAAGTATAGGGAATCTCTTATTCCCTCGTTATGGACATAAACAAAATGGATTCAGTGGATTCATTAGTACTTTATCACCTTACTGCAAATTAATGACATCAATCAATTCTCTTCCACATGCTAAAGAAGTATTCGTAAAAAATGATGATGAGTATGTAAAACAAGGAATTAATCTACCTCCTATCATACATTCAACTATTTACTGCAAATCGGTAGCTAATGTTGTTGGTATACTAGGTAATGATAAATCAATGAATACAATTATAAGCATGCTTATCGCTGATGATTATGACGGTATATCTGAACATTTCCAATGCGCTGTAAAAACGCCATTGGAAGTCATGGAGGTATACAAGAAAGATTTAGGTACTCAAATTGATAATAAACAAAAGGAATATACCTATGTATCTTCAAAGACATACTCTACTCAAAAAGCAAAAGATGATGCAGTTGAAAAGGTATCAAAAGAACTCAATAGTATGAAAACTCGCTTAGCATCGCTCATAGAAAATATTACATCTATTAATGATGATAATTCATGCGCTATTTGTTACGAAGCTATCTCAAAGCCTATCTTATTCCCATGTTGTGGTCATGTCTTTTGTAGCCAATGCATTTTCGATTCACTGAAAATGGGCCTCAAGAAATGCGCTTACTGTAATTCTCCTTTGGAGATGGATAAGGTAGTGCTCCTAACTGAGAAAGATCATAATACTAAAAACAAAAATAAGGAAGATCAGGTTAGAACTCGATTAGATGCATGCATCAATAAAATCACTTCAATCTTGGAAACAAATCCTGATGCAAAAATATTGTTGTTCTCAGAATTCGACGGAACATTCTCTAAAGTTAATAATAAATTAAAGGAATTAAAAATTGTTTATGAACACCTACAGGGTAGTTCAAATCATATAGCAGCAATGCTCAAACGACTTTCATCTGGAGATACAAAAGTTCTTCTGTTGAATTCTCGATTGTTCGGTGCTGGTTTGAACATAAGCCAAGCGTCGGATCTAATTATCTACCATAAGATGTCTGACACGCTCCGAGTGCAGATAATTGGGAGAAGTCATCGTATGGGCCGGGTAGGTTCTTTGAATGTACACCAAATTCTTTCAGAAGACGAAAAATAAATATGAAAAATATAATATTATAATAAATAATATTATTTAATTAATTACGATTTAATATTATTATAATAATCTGGTGATGGTGCTAATAGTATATCATTATTTATAGTGTAGATTTTATTTAGATATTCTTGAATCTTATTCATATCCCAATATGGAATACGTATCATATCTAATTTATTATCTTTACAATATTTATCAATTAATAAATCACGCTCACGCTGTTTCTTGAATTGTGGTTCTCCCCCAAAAAACTCCTGAGAAATAAAATGTTGCTTTCCATCCATCTCAATTAGAATTATTTTATCTGAATAAAATACAGCAAAATCTACTTTAAATTTATTAAAAATATTATATTGTATTTCAAACTTTATATTCATTGTTATTAGCAGTTCAGTAATTTTTTTCTCTCCGTGGGAAAGTGCACACTTGGGACATCCTGTATTATCTAATCTGGTCCTGTGATTTATGGATGTTATCCTTGTGAAATTAATATGTATTAAACAAGTCCAATAAGCCTTTTTATTACTTCCTTGAGATATCTTGAGCGGATCTAAATCTTTATTTTAATGGATTAAATTGTTCTATTGAATTAATAAAAGAATATGATGCTGGTTCAATTATAAAACAAATTGAAGATATAATTGATACGGTTCATATTACTATTAGTCATATAGAATCTATAAATAATGTCCCGATTTCTAATCATATAATCAAAAGATTCAATCAATTTTGACATGTTTTAAAAGGATATATCTCTATATTATAGAGACGGAGATGAAAGTCGATGAAGTTTCTATCATCTATACAAACCTGATTGTTATCTCCTTTTATTTGGATTGATATTTTCAGGTTATAGTTGGTAAATTGTGAGAGATTTACTTTTCCTTAAATAATGGAATTAATGTAATAACGGCATTCAAACCTAACATGTTAAATGGAAATAAACGGTAAGAATGTTTCAATCACGATTTTTTATATAAAATGTTCCAACCCCTAATTATATAGGCGTCAAATGTGAACAACGCTTGATATTTATATCAAGTCTATTGGTGAAAACCAATTGAAATATAATATTATAATAAATAATATTATTTAATTAATTAGATGAACATAGGACAAGGTTTAGTCATACTCTTTTTGAAGTCTTTAACTAATGATCGTTCATAGTCCAATCGTTGCAAGAATTTTATACTATCTGTAGTATTTCCATCTATTAGTTTATATTGTTTTTCTAAACGTATATGTTCTTTTGGTGAAAGATAGTATACATTATCATTAATAAACATAGGTTCATTTCGTTTATGAAATATTTCTCTAATATCGAACACTGCATCGCATACATATTTATTTTCTGGGCATTCGCTAATTATAGATGAGTGAACGATACGATGAATGTTAATATCTTCATCATATAAATTTCTCAATTCTTCCGTATATTCGTAACTATTGTGAGTAGTTAGAACAACTCTGAATCTATATTTACCTTCAATATCATTATTGAGTGTTGGAACATTCCATCGATATTTCTTAATTAAGAAATTAGTTATAATTCTTGCTGATTTTTTATAAACATTTGAATCGAAGTAATATGCATATTTTTTACCGAATATGATGATTTGTTGGTCTCTAATACTATCTTTGTACTTTTTTTGGCGAATAGCGATAATCTCATCCATTGATAAATGATATGTAATAATATTAATAACTAATTAATATTTCAATTATATAATTGAATATTTTATTATATCCAAGTAAATATTATACAAATATACAATGGAGACTACTATTATCGAGAAAATTCCCTTCTTCAAAAATGGAGATCAATGGATTAACGAACCGTATATGCAAATGAACGAACCTGAGGCAGTTGTTGGCTTTCATGTGACTAATATAATTAATAAAAATAATATATATAAACCAGATATCAAATCATTAATTGATACACGTAACAATCATTGCATTGGTTGCGGATCATCATTGGAATTTAAGAACGACGGAGATATCCCAAAAACATGTGGGCTCAAAGAATGCCTCTATATTATTGAAGAAATTCTTATAGGTGATTATATTACTGAATATTGTAGAAATGAACCATTTACTTCCGCATTTCATTTATTATGTTTCACAAAAGCCCTTTATGCAAACAATGTATCGTATATATTAGAACCATATCCTTTATATTTTCTAAAAGAAAAAGCGACACTTATTAGAGGTTCAATTAATGCATTTAGAACTAATAGCACTTATCAGGATTTAGATAGATTGAGAAATTTATATAAACAGATGTCATTATCAAAAATTATCGAGTTAGTTAAAAAAATTGCTCTGTATAATTCAGACAAAGAAATGTATAAAGAATTAGGTTATGATTTTTATCGTTTAATTAGATTCATTATTATGTCAAACAAAACAAGATTGACTGTATCATCCAATTATAAGGAATTAGAGATAATGAATACTCATGCTATATTTTTCCAAATTCCACATGACCCAATCATTGATAATGAATGGATTCATCCGGAAATGTTATTTCACGGAAGCAATATCGTGAATTGGTACTCAATAGCACGTAATGGTCTTATTTCTATGAGTACAACTTCATTACAAACAAATGGGGCAGTTCATGGGAACGGGATTTACTTATCTGACACGTATGATTATAGTATGGCATATGTTGGGAATGATAAAGAATATATTATGGGATTATTCCAAGTTAAGAATGATAAATCAAATTATAAAAAAAGTGGAAATATTCATGTAGTTCCTAATAAAGACGAGGTGGTAATGAGAGGAATTGTGTTTTATCCGAATCGTTCGTGTGATAGGACTATGCTTCAATTTGATATGAATACATTATCACAATATCTAAAGGAAATTAGTACTAAACATGGTAGCAGTAATAGTAGCAGTAGTACGTCAAGTATTAGTAATTCTATTAATTCCAAATCGAATAAACGATTAGCTAAAGAATTCCAAATGATGTCAAATAATAAAGATATTGGATTTTCGTTTGAATTAAAGAATGATAGTCTTCATAATTGGATTATTCGGATTGATAGATCTAAAATTGAAGATTCTAAAAGTCAGTTAGTTCAAGATATGATTAAATATAATGTTAATGAAATTATAATGGAAATATTATTTGAAGAAACATATCCATTCAATCCTCCATTCATTCGTTTAGTAAGTCCTCTATTCAAAATTCAAACTGGACATGTGACGAGTGGCGGTTCGATTTGTATGGAAATTTTATGCACGGGAAAATGGAGTCCTGCATGTTCACTTGAATCGTTGATTATACAAATTAAATGCTTAATTTTAGAAGGCGAAGGTCGTTTAGACCCCAATAATTATCATAAATCCTATACTCTTGCTGAAGCTAAGGAATCATTCGTTCGAGTTGGTAAATCTCATGGATGGTTATAAAAAATTGAAAAATATAATATAATTTATTAGTAATATTAATAAATTATCTATCAGAATGGATAACTATGTTGATTGTTCTAACAATTCATGCGAGTATGATAATGTAAGCTCAGACACATTCGACCTATGCACTATTCATAATGAAAAAATCACATTAATATGTAAATTAGATTATATGTATTGTGATAAATGTGATGATAATAATAATGTAGGTACAGATTCTAAAAGATATAGTATAGAAGATTGGAAAAAACAAACAGTTATAGAAACGGATAATTTCAAATCTAAACTAACTAACAAAATTAAAGGATTACATTGTATTATTGATATGATTATTCATCATAATAAAGATGATATCGATCCATTTATAAAACAAGTGGAAGATATTATAGATACATTGTATGTAGATATTAGTCATATTGATAATTTTAACAATCTAATAAATGATAATGATTTACCTATTTCAAATATAATAAAAAGAAAGAATAAACTATTGAATAATAATATTGTTCTTCCAGAAAATATTGAAGATAAATTAGATATTGATAAACATTTTATTGATATAATGGTAAATAATGATTGTAATATTAATGATGATAAAAATGAATCACTTTGTTGGTCTGTTAGCAAAGGCAGCGTCCATATGACTGAATGTCTTATCAAATATGGAGCCGATATTAATGCAAATAAAGGGTCTGCACTTCGCTGGGCATCTAATAATAACCGCTTAGATTCAGTTAAATGTCTTATTAAATATGGTGCAGATATTCATGACGATGAAGAGCATGCACTTCGTTTAGCATCTAGTGAGGGTCATTTAGATATTGTTGAATATCTTATATCACATGGGGCGGATATTCATATTCAGAATGATAGGCCGCTTTTTTTGGCATCTCGTAATAATCGTTTAGATATTGTTAACTGTCTTATAAAGCACGGAGCAGATATTCATGCTAAGAACGATATAGCGTTAATTTGTGCATCTCGTAATGGCAATTTTAATATTGTTAAATGTCTTATATCTCATGGCGCCAATGTTAATGCGAATAAAGATAAAGCATTTGTTTGTGCATGCGAAAATGGACATAAACCTGTAATTAGATATCTTATAGAACATGGGGCTGATATTCATGCTCAAGATGAGTATGCACTTCGATGGGCGTGTAGTAATGAACGTATTGGTATTATAGAATATCTTAT